GGCGGAGGCGGAGGCGGGTTTCAGTGCGGCTTGGAGCCATGGCTTGGATTGACGGTCTTGTTGGCGGTGGTAGGAGTCGTCGCGGTTGCGGATGTCGCGTTCATGACGCTCGGTGTCTTCACGAAGAACATTGAACGAAATGTCGCGGCGCGTTTGCTCATCACCGATCCTCTCACGTGGAATGTAGCGCTCTTCACGGCGGGGCTCTTCACGACGGACTCGCTGATACTCGCTGTCACGCGCAATGTAGCGTTCTTCACGGCGGGGTTCTTCACGGCGGGGGCGACGGTATTCAGGGCAGTAGGACGACGTGTGTCCGGTCTTGGCGCAGATTCGGCAGGCTTGATTCAGGAGTGTGGCGCACACGACTTTTCCGTCGGGGCCGGGCTGGTCTTTGACGAAGTGGTCCGTGTAGTCGGCGACAGGATGGCCCGCATCATAGCAGACCTTACAGAACTTGCTGTCCGCAGGTCCCATCCGTCCGTCGGGAAAGCGACGAAGTGTGGTGGTGTTGCCGGCGGCGGCGACGGCGATGGCAGTATTGGAATTTCTGGAGTAAGACGACATTTGATTTCGATTGTTTGTAGCTGGTATGGTAACTGTTGTAGGTCTGATTTGAAGAAAAACATTTCAATTTTTTTTCAAATGCTCGGAAAGCATCGGATCATCATCTATTTGTTATTCTAATAGTAGAAGGGAAAATGACAGGGCGAATTCTTCCAAGTCCTTTTCGGTTAAATCGCTTCTTTTCCCCCGTGGTACCTTAGGGGTATTGATGTCAACGTCTTCTATATTCGCAGATATAGAAGACGAATGTAGTTGTAAATTGGTGAGCATATTATATATTATAACACGAAAAATGTTTATATACTTAGTACATCTAGTTCATATTTCTCATGTAATTTCTCTCGTAATGTCGCAATTGCGGCAGAAATAGTAGCGTCAGTATCCGTATCTTTGACGGAATGTACTGGAAATGTATAGCTAGATGTCCATCGAAATCCGTTATGATTATCCTTACGGTCATATATAAGCATGAGCGTCGGCGTCGGCGTCGTTTTACCAACGCGTAACATCATATATTTTGGAAGTTGTTTCGCCCATCTCTCGACGACACCTGCTATATCGTGTTTTCCTTCTTCTGTGTGTGTGGCCACAACACCCGAACACACGACCACATCAGATTCTTCCGTGTGCGCTTCTAAATCGACAACAACCTGATTTGCGTCATTCAACTTTTCGAATAGGGAGATTTTTGTGGATTTTGAACTGACCCACGGTTTAGTTAATTTCGGATGCGACTCCACCTTGAAATATTCTCTCGGTTGCTGTTTTCCGCTTTTAAGGTAGGTGATCTCACGATAATATACAACAAATTTCTTCATCATATTATGCGTAATGCCCTGTGGCAAGGTTTGCGCAGTGTGCTTTCTCTCGCGCTTGTCGTTTCTCACGGCTACGTTGGCCACGGTGACGGAATCAGTATTATCAGCCATTTTGTATATCCACGGTATAAAACATATATAAATAAAACGCTCCTAATTACTACAAAGGTCTGTAATGAACGCAATCCAAGAGGCAAAACGCACCCTGTTATCTCAACTCATCTTCAAATGTTCGCAAATCGGGTTTGCGCTAAACAGTACGTTGTGTTATACCAACCGTGTTAATGTAGGAATACATGACTACGCGGAATATGCCGCACAGTTACGCGACGGAGATTCGATTTTTATATCTACGAGAGAAACGGTGGTTCCGATTGATACCCTCGTAGCGATTCTTCGATCACGTAATATCAGCGTCGTGTTTTATTTGATGGACGAACCGTTGGTTTCATGGGAGTTTGTTGAGAAATTGCTTCCTGTAAGTAATCGGATTTTAATCCAGAATAACGAATACGATCATCCGAAGGTAGGTATTATGCCAATCGGGATCCGCGATTGCGGGTCTGTATTCACGCTTCATCGCGGTTTCTACCAAAAATGCCTCCTTGAAAAGGGGGTTTCGCTTCGCACGGCGTTGGGCGCAAATGTACGCCCGATTAAATGCTTGTTGTGTTTCACTCTATGCACACACCCGACGCGTCAGAAGTGCTATGACCTCTTTACGTCGCAGGAATCGTCGTCATTCGTTTATAACCTAAATGACACAGCAGAAGCGGTAGTTACGAATAAGTGGGGGAAGGTTCCGACGACGCTAGTCTATGATAAGACGCTGGAAAGCAGGTATGCGCTTTGCCCGCGGGGGTGCGGTGTGGATACGCACCGGTTCTATGAATGTATTTACTTGGGGTGCGTTCCGATTGTGGTTCGGACGCATACCGTGTTTGACCGGTTGTATACGGCGTATCCTTGTTTAGTTGTCGAGAGATGGGAGGATGTAACTGATCACCTACTGGAACAGTCCTACCCAGATTGTTTCTCCAAGATGCGCGAATTTCACGCGAAATACCCGCGGTTTTTGACGGATCTGGATAGTATTGAGGGGTTGTTGAGAGAATTATAGCGGAGCGGAGCGAAGCGGAGCCGAGCCGAGCATCGGATTTTAGTAGTATATTAGTATATACAATGCCTTCTACACGCCGTCATTGGTCTATGAAATACAAACGCAGTATCAACTGCCGACGCCCGCGCGGATTCTCTCAGCGCCAGCATTGTAAGTATGGACGGGGGCGGGGATGGAAAACGGCGATGACCCGACGCATTCGCAGGCCATTGATGTAAATAAATTGAAATGATGTTATTGAATATTGGTATAAATGTATTGTCGTGATTCATATAGAAATGAAATCGTTGATTCGTGGTATTATTGATCGCGTGAGTTCTTTGGTGACAGCACCGTCAGCCTCCGCCGTAACCGCACCTGTCGCATTAGGACGATGGGGCATTCAATATGACGAAAAGGTTATCGACCGCAAAATAATCCAAGCAAATGAAGACCACTGCGGGTGCTGTGTCGACGTCGTCGTAGGCGACGGCGTTGCTGTGAAGAAGAAAGAACCCGAAGCAGAGGTGAAGAAAAATAGCAGAGTAGTGCGGTATGAACAAAAGGAGGAGTATTTACTGCCGTATGTAATGTAATGGAATGAAATGAAATACAATATAACCAATATGTATATTGTATTTTTTATCATGATAATAAAAACCAACTGGGTGAATGTGCTGCCATCCATACTAGCAGGCGTGCTTCTTATTATATTAATGGGGTTCAACTCAACAGCCCGTGCGACCATTCCGCATGTTGACATTTCGACGGTATATGTCGAGTATTTGCTTTCTTTCATCGCAAGTTTCGTGCTCTTATACTGGATGCTGACTCCATTTGTTTATGACCTTATTCGGGGTAGATCTGCGACCACGACCGTGAATCTGCGCGGTTATTTATTTTTGTCATTTTACGCCGTTGTGGCAATTATACTCAGCCCGTTTGGGTTGTTAAGCATTCGGTTCTTTTTACAAGACGAAACTTATGTGAAATATATTTCAATGACTACAATCCTAAGCACCCTTGTGGTTTTGTATTTTACGTTGCGAGCGGCGTTGGGTTGAATGAACCGTGCGGTAATAATGCGGCATGATGTTTAGAATAATATATTACCTGAATATACAACCTGACCTGACCTCACCGCCGTGGAAGCATAATTATGATTTATAACGCAATCATTTCGGGCGTCGCATTCGCGGTCATTTGCTTGGCGGCGGTGTTTTTATTTATCCGGAATTACCCGAACGACCGGTGGTTTTCGGTTGTTTTCGTAGTGGCGGGCGGGGTCTTGGCGTGGAATGCTGCTAGTGCGGTAGGGACGGGGACTGTGGGTGACACGGAAACCTAGACGAAGGCAAATAATCAATAATATTTTTTATATTCTCTCGTTACTTCATAACACAATCAATAAAAAATGAACTTCAACATGACAAAATACACCGGCGTTATGGCATTTTACGCCGTGCTGACGTATATCCTCTTTCCCGCGATTGCCTATTTCTTATTCGGAAAGACATTGGAGGCGGCCGGCAACGGTTTCATCGCCGGAAGTGTTGTGTCGGTGGTTTTGTGGCGGATGGTTGGGATGGGGATGGTGAAGGGGGTGTAATGATATACGCGCCTAATAACCCCGTAATAACCGAAAAAAACAAAACGGTTTTACATATCTTACACCTTTCTCATGAAAACGCCAAAATAAAATACTTATATAACATATAACATATAATATGAAGGTTTACGCGATTTTAATAGAGAGTGAAGAAGGGGTTGAATTATTGCCGAATTATTTCGGTACGTATAAGAAAGCACTGGATGAAGTGAAGATACAGTATCCGGATTGGGATGACCGATATGAGGATGATGGAAGTCTCAAGACATATAAAACTGAAAATAAAGTTGAAGTTGGAGAAGGACATAAGATGAAGGATAGGGCAATAGGAGGAGACCCCAATTTAACTGAACTTTACATAGAAAGGGGGATAAAGATATCTATACGCAGACTTGTAAAGAAACCTAGGCAGACTACTGCTGCTGGAGGTGGTTATACTAGAAGACGACAGAGTAAAAGAAATACCAAGAACACAAGAAAAATATAGAATCTAGGTTATTTACATTATGTTAGAAATTGTTATATGAGAATTGGGCGTTTGAAATGAGAAATGGTATAAAAATTCATCTTTATCTGGAATATGAATTTTTATTTGGTCGGAAACACGTATATAATCGTGTTGTTTATGCTCGCCATTCTTTCCAATAAATATAATAAAAGTGATAACAAAAAAGACGGGTTTCATTTACGTGTAATGACAAGACTATTTTCAGTAATCCTCAAATATGAAATTCGGGTCGCCAGTGATCATGCGAAGAGCCTCTGTAGTGTAGGCTCGTTCAACCGCGTCGGCCTCATAATAATTCCAATATGTGTCTTGAAGGCAGAGGTCGATGTGCTGTGTATTATTTCTACTCTGAACATTCGTGAAGTGACTCATCGTGCAATAATGAGGTGAAGGGGGATAATCATTTTTTACAAAGACGCCTTTGCTATTCAAGTGGGCAAATTCTGGCCGTTTTTCTCGGATCAGGTACATTTTTCCGAGTGTAAGGTCGGTTGGAGGCACAAGGCGTAGTGGTCGCATCGGGGGTTGTTGATGGGTTGATATTATTGGTTGATAATATGATTGGTTGATTCAATTTTATGATTACTTCAATCCATCGCCCCCGCGCCGTATTTTGCTTCTACTTTCTCTTTCATCTTCACGATTTCAGTTTCTAGTGTATAATTTTCAGGCAAGACCATACGCAATCCTTCACGAACGCCGTTGTCCTGTCGTCTTCTCTCATATACCAAGTGCGGTTTTTCACGCACAACGACGAGCGAGATATATTTAGGCAGAACCGCCGCAGGTGCTGTATCTTCAGGGAAGATGCCCTTTTCCAAATCACTTACGATTTTATTGGCGGATTCCAATTTTTGTAAGAGCGACACTTTTTCGGATTTGCTCGTCATCCACGGTTTTTCAAGTTTGGGATGTTTCTCAACCTTGAAGAATTCTCTCGACCGTGTGTGTTCTTTATTCAACCATTCGAAATAATACACGACGAATTTCTTCATCATATCTTGGGTGATGCCGGCGGGAAGAGCGCGAGCACTGTGTTTTCTCTCGCGCTTGCTTCCGTCATCCGCAGTTCCTTTGCTGTTCTTTTGTTGTTCTTGCATCGGCGCAACCCGCAAATTGTCGTATCGATTGTTCATGGGATTACGGTCGATGTGGTCGACACTTACGATGCTCGTGCCCTTTCCATTTCCCCATGTGTCCATAATGACTTGATGGATGAAGACGTTATTGTGACAGTAAATATATCCGTTCGTGGTTTTATACCAAGTGAGCTTCTCGCCTTGGTTGTGTGTTGCCTCGTATTCCAGTATTTTTTGATAGCTCGTGGGGCACAATTCGCAGTATTCGTTTGGTTCGCAATACATGATGACCGCCGTGATTTCGCCGGTGTGTGGATTTGTGATTTCCCAGAGCGGATTTTTCATTTGGTTGGCGGTGCGGCCGAGAGATTTTGTGTGGCCGGATTTGAAGGTCACGACGGCGGGGGCGGAGGCGGAGCCGTATTTCTGGGTGATATAGTCGTGTTGTGATTGGAATTGGAGAGTCATAGTGGGGTGTGTTGAGCTGTGTATGGAATAGGGTGAAATGGAATAAACAATTTCAATTTTTTGATTGGGGGAAAATTGAAATTAAATTAGGTGGGGTGGATTTATAAGTAGGGTGAAAATATGTCAAAGTGTGCTTTTGTTGATGAGGAGGGGGTGAGGTGTACGAAATATCCAATCTATAATTATGAAGGAGAAATTAAGCTTTTATACTGCAACCTTCATAAAGAGGACACCATGGTTAACGTCAAGGATAAACCGTGTATTTATGCTGGGTGTAAAATAAGACCTACATATAACTATGAAGGAATGACAAATGCTTTGTATTGTTCTTCTCATCGTCTTGAAAATATGATTGATGTAAAAAATCGAAGATGTATCCACCACGGATGCAAAACAATTGCTTCTTGCAATTATCACGGAGAAAAAAAGGGCTTGTATTGTAAAAAGCATAAATTACAAGGAATGTCTGATATAATAAATAAACTATGTAGTTACCCAGACTGTAGAACACGACCAACGTATAATTACAAAACTGAAACGAAACCAATTTTATGTTGTATTCATAAACATGATGACATGATAAATGTCAAAAGTAAAAGATGCATACAAGAAGGGTGTACTATAATCCCAAATTATAATTATGCGAATGAAAAAACTGCTTTGTATTGTTATAGTCATAAACTCCCAAATATGAAAGATATCAAAAATAAAACTTGCCGGAATGAATGGTGTAATACATATGCTTTTGTCGAGAAATACGATGGTTACTGCGTTAATTGTTTCATACACATGTTTCCCGACAAACCCGTCTCTCGGAACTACAAAACCAAGGAACGCTGTGTGGTTGAATACATTACATCGAATTTTCCAGATTTAAGCTGGGTTGCTGATAAAACGATAACGGACGGATGCTCGCTTCGTCGTCCGGACATCATGCTTGACCTTGGATACCAAATCATTATTGTGGAAGTGGATGAAAACCAACACACCAACTATGACTGCTCTTGCGAACATAAACGAATAATGGAATTGTCACAAGATCTAAACCATCGGCCTGTAATATTCATTAGATTTAACCCTGACGAGCATACCGACGAAAACGGTGAGAGCGTTACTTCGTGCTGGGGTGTGAATGGGAAAGGTATTTGTGTAGTGAAGAAATCAAAGGAGAAAGAATGGGAGTCGCGCTTGGAGAGGTTGCGCGAACAAGTTGAATATTGGACGAACCCCGAAAACGCTACGGAGAAGACGGTTGAAATCGTGGAGTTGTTTTATGACTGTGACTGAAATCTATCAAATTACGAATGGAATAATAAAACAGCGTTATATTTTTTATAGTTTGAATACAAAAAATGTGACGATATATCGTAAGATAAAAATTTTGAAATGCTCAGTTGCTATACGCTAACCCACCCATACCGGACATAACCCTCAAAACGTTGTAATTCACGGCATACACGCGAACCTTGGCAGTGTTAGTTCCCTCAACGGTGGCGTTGGAAAGAACAAGCTGAAGGGTAGCGTTATCAATACGAGAAAAGTTGCACGAGCCGGAAGGCTGGTGCTCCTCGGGCCTCAGTGCGAAGGAATACAGGTTGATTCCGGTGTCTGGGGCGCGAGTGTGGTGCTGCCAAGGCTGAACGAGGTCGAAGTAGGTTCCTTCGCGCTCAGAGAAGCGATCCTGGCCGTTAAGCTGGAGCTTGGCAGTGACGACTGGGTTCTCACCCCAGCAGTGCATGTCGAGAGAAGTCTCGGCCAGAACAAAGGTGCCGGCATCAGAGACACCGGAGTTGATGCCGGCGCCAAAATGAGGCAGATTGTACTGGGGGGCGGGGTCAGCCGCACCATTGTGCCACCAAGAAGTCTGAGTGGTGTAGACATCCTGGGCGCCGGCGTCATTGAAGAGACCAGAACCGTCGATGTAAGAACCGGTGGTGTTGGCGACGGAGTCGTGAGAACCGAAAGCCATGATGGCGTTAGGGAGGGCGTCGACGGCGTCGGTGTAGTTGAAGGGCTGAGCGCCGAGCAGACGGTTGAGGACGGTGCCCTTGTCGAGAGAAGAGCAGTAGTCGACGTTCTTGTCGGGCTGGACGACCCAGATGAGCTCCTTAACAGGGTGGTTAAAGTTGAGCTTGATCTTGTTGGAAGAAGAACCGACGGACTCATCACCGGTGAACTGAAGCTGCTCGATGAGGTACTCGTGGGGGTTCTGTGCCATACGCCTACGCTCATCGGTGTCGAGGAAGACGTAGTCAACGTAGAGGGAGGCGGCAACGAGGGACTGGTTGTAGGCGCCAGTGACCTTGACGGTGGTTGCAGCGTCGTTGAGGGAGTTCATGGCCCACAAGCACTCCTCAATGGGACGGATATCAAGGTTGATCTTGACCTCGTGGTACTGAAGAGCAATGAGGGGAAGGGCCAGACCGGGGTTGCGGCAGAACCAGAACTGAAGGGGAACATAGAGGGTGGTCTCGGGGAGAGCATTGCGGGGGGCGCAAACCTGGCGAGGAGCCGAAGCGTCGCAAGGGCCATCAATGTCGTTGAAGGAGGGGTCGGTGATAAAAGTCAACTGGGTAGTGTTGCCGATCATCTTGAAGTAAGCGCGCTGCTGCTCGGTAGACATAGTGAGCTGGTTCCAGATGTGCATCCAGTCGCCGTACTGGCGGTCGATACGCTGGCCACCGATCTCAACCTCCACCTGGGAGATGAGCTGCTCACCGGGGAAGTCGAGCCAACGGGCGTAAACACCACCGGAAGAACCCTTGAGGGGCTGTCCGATCTCGGGGAGAGTCACCTGAAGGTAGGTGCGGTAAGCCAAATCACCATTACGAGAAATGGTGCAGGTCACACGGCGACCGAAGTCAGCCTGGCCGTTGAAAGTCTGCTCGATAGACTCCATGGCGAAGTTAGTGTGACGCTTGTAACTGACCTTCCAGAAGGTAATCTGGGGATTGCCAGTCAGGTAAACGTCCTGTGCGCCGTAGGCGACAAGTTGCATAAGTCCTCCACCCATTATATGAAATTGCTGGTTATACTATTCAAAAAGAAAAAAAAATTACGAAAACGACATAATTACGAAACGAACGATTGATTTTACTAAATATCAATTAAACATAATTACTAAACCTCTTTATAGACAAACATATTTCGTTCTTCATTTTACCAATAATA